TAAAAGCTTAGGTAAGATACACTTTGGCGTAACACCAAGCCCTGCACTCAGGACTTACACGGCACAGTACAGTAACTCTTCTTACGACGAAAATGTTTGGAGTTTGGTAAAGAGCGTGATGCCTAATCCTGGTAAAATCTTAAGACTAGAAGATAAGCGAGGCGAAACCATCTTTGGCGTCACAACTACTAATTCAGTAGAGTTTTATGACCGTGCCGCTAACCGCATCTCCGTCAGGCTTTTCGACAGGGAGCATGACCATTTTGACCTTACTCGTGACGGAAACATGTCACCAGCAGCTTTGCTTAGCTTTCTAACCAAGCACCTGAAGATCAGCACTCAACTACTCTCTGACGTTACTGGCCCAGGAGAATCTCTGATAAAAGCCGCGCAAATCTGTGTTGCAGGAGAGGCATCCGAAGGATGGGATGACGTACCAGCGGAAGCCACTAGCCTTGAAAAGTCTGTGGTGTATGACAACGGCACGATGAAAGTGGTGCACGTATGAACCACATCATTCACTGCCCTTGTGGTGAGGTAATCGTAAAATCATTGGGTTCGGACACCAAGATACGCGCTAAGATAGTAGTGTTCCGAGATTCTACAGCTTTTGCTGTTTGCAAGAGCTGTGCTTCTGAGGTACAAGTTCCTCTTCAGCTAAACGAAGACATGATGAAATCTCTAGCGTCTCAACCGGTGGAGAAGAACAAGCATGTTCCGCTGTATATCCGTACGCCTAAGAAAGAAATAAAAAGTTCTTGACAGCGCAAATAGCTAAAGCTAAGATTAACAGACAAACGATTCTCCACAAAGGGAGCAACCAGTAATTTTACTGGTTACTCCTTTTTTGTTTTAGGGTTGTATGGACAAAGGTTGGATTGACGAAGAAACGTTTTCTTGCTTTGTTCCCGCTCAGATGGTCGTCGTAAAAGGCGGCGAAAAGGGCGCGGACAAGACCGGTAAGCGTTGGATTCAAGGCATAGCCTCTACGGATAGTAGAGACCTACAAGGAGAGATCATAGACCAAGCTGGTATTGATTTCTCTTATTTTCTAAAGCACGGGTATTTCAACGACGATCATAAACCAGGTCCTGAGTTTAAGGTCGGACAGCCTACAGAGGCTAAGCTAACAAAAAACGGTCTTTGGGTTAAAGGATTTCTTTTCAAGAATCCTAATCCCAAGGAAGAGAGTCGCGCAGACTATTACTGGGACTTGATGAACCAACTGAGTGCATCGGGTTCTGACCGCAAAGTAGGCTTTTCTATTCAAGGAAAAGTTTTACGAAGAAACGGTAGCAAAATTGAGAAGTGCTGGATACAGGACGTCGCCATCACCACTCAACCAGTAAATACCACAACTTGGGCTGAAATAGCAAAATCTCTTTCAGCACAGAAGTGGGATTTAGTAAAAGAATCTGACGAAGATAAGAAGAAGGAAGAGGCTGAAAAAGCTCTGGCTGTAGGTATGGGGAACCCTGTGGTTCCACAGAGCTTGGAAGGCAGCAAAAAGGACGTCGTTACAGCGAAGAGCATGCTGTCCTATGATGAAGCATGCGTTCTAATCAAAAGTGAGACTGGCCTCGATACAGAGGCCGTTAAGGCCATCGTCAATATCGCGTTTGGTCTATTTGGACAGGAGTGAAGAACATGACGGAGAAGAAGATCGAAACTGGTGATCTCCAGAAGGCACTGCAGTCCCTACAGGACCTAGCCAAGGGTCACAATTCTCGTGGCACGGCTACTACTGAGGTTGTTGGCATGGTTGCAGAGTCTGGAGCAACGCAGGTGTTCCACACACCTAGCAACTCTAGCCCCGCATCGTGGGCAGGTACCTCGGCTTCTAGCGAGGACTGGAGCGACTCTATTGGCCCTGACGGCACGGACTACAAGGTAGCCGGTGCAAAGATGCGCAAGAGCGTGCTTAGCAAGATTGCTAAGGGCGAGGCTCTTACGCAGGGCGAAAAGAACTTCGTCGCAAAGGGTGGCCTTGATAAGTTCAAGGACATGGAAAAGGCCAAGGAGGCCAAGGGAGACATGGCAGAGAAGGCCATGGCACCTCGTTCCATGATGGCGAAGGCCAAGGACGAAGACGAGGATGAGGAAGAAGACGAGGTCTCGAAGGCTGAAGAGCACAGCGACGAGGCTGAGGACCGCAAGCTTATCCGTGAGATGATGAGCAAGGAAAAGAAGAAGGACGTGAGCAAGTCCTTCGCTGACCACGCAGCTGAAAACCCGGCTGTTAAGGGTGGCTTCGAGGTATCGGAGTTCCTGGCAGGTTTCGCACAGGTGATGCACAAGTCGCTTTCGTCGATGGAAGCACGTATCACTGACCGCGTACTAACCGGTCTAGCAAAGTCGGACATCGAACAGGGCGAAGTGCAGAAGTCGATGGCGGAAGCACTTGCACGTCTTGGAGAGGTACTAGCGGCACAGGCACAGCGCATTGACCAGGTGGAGTCGGGACCGGCTCGCGCTGCAAAGAGCACGCTGTCTAAGTCGGGTGTGGCTCCAGAGGCTGCGCAGGAGCTTAACAAGTCTCAGGTAACGGGAGCATTGGTGGACCTGGTTCAGAAGGGTCTAGCCACGGCAACGGATGTTCTCAAGTATGATGCGACGGGCGAGCTTTCGCCTGAGCTTCGTCAAAAGGTAGTCGGTCGTCGCTGAATCGACGTTTAAAGTAAGGAGTAGAAGACAATGACTGTAGGACTAAGAGCATTCCAGGCAGGTACTGTCGGCTCTGGATTCGGCGCTGGCAGCGAGGCTGACATCGCGGAACTGAGCAAGGCACTTGAAGCCGGTTATCAGATCGGCGCGGGCAGAACGGGTGGTAGCGCACTTCGCGTAGAGTCCCTTGAGGCGAGCCTCAAGGTTCTTACGTACACTTCTTCGCACGTGAAGCTGTGGAAGAAGATGCCAAAGAGCCCCGCGTACAGCACGGTTGAAGAGTACAACCAGCTGACTGATTACGGCGGAGAGGCTTCTCCGTTCGTTCAGGAAGGCGAACTTCCGCAGGCGACTGACGCCAGCTACGTACGTCGTACGCAGTTAGTCAAGTTCCTCGGCACGACCCGCGAGATCACGCACCAGGCAACGATTGTGCACCCCGCACACGGTGACCTCATCGCCCTTGAGAACCAGAATGGTATTCTCTGGCTGCTCTCGCAGGTAGAACGTTCGCTGTTCAGTGGCGACTCGTCGCTCGCGTTCGATGGTGAGTCGGAGCAGTGGGACGGTCTAGACGCCCTCATTGACGCAGCTAACGTCATCGACCTAGAGGGTAACACACTGCAGGAAGCGGACATTGAAGAGGCAGCAAACCTCATCATCGAGAACTTCGGTTTCCCGACCGACATGTTCCTCGGTACGCGCACCATGAGCGACCTGGTCAAGACGTTCTATCCTCGTGAGCGCATCCAGCTCCCGGCACCGATGAACGGACAGGTTGGTAATACCATCCAGACGATGGCAACGCAGGCGGGCGTAATTGAGTTCAACCCAGACATCTTCATTCGCCGCACGCCTACGCCGCCTGCTGCTGCACTTTCGCCCTCGGCACCGGCAACCCCGGCTTCGATCGCGGCTGGTGCACCTGCTGGCGCAACGGGCGACCACAACAAGGGCGCTCCTGCGGGCACCTCGAACTTCGCTTACGTTGTTACGGCGTGCAACCGCTTCGGTGAGTCGGCGCCTACGGCATTCGCTGGCGCGGTTACCGCCCTCACGCAGGTACAGAAGGATGCAAGTAACGCGCTTCCGCTTACCATCACCAACCCGGCAGTTATCGGAGCATTCCCTCCAGAATTCTTCCGTATCTACCGTTCGGCAGCGTCGTCCTCTTCGACTGTGCCCTCTTCGCTGGCCAGCTACGCTCTAATCGCGCAGGTTCCTGCGTCGAGCCAGGCTGCCTCGGGTACGACCTCGTTCTCGGACGTCAACCTGATTCTTCCGTTCACGTCGTCGGCATACCTTGGTGAGTTGACGCCAAACGTCGTCACCTTCCGTCAGCTGATGCCTCTGATGAAGATGGACCTCGCGGTCCTCTCGCCCGCATACCGCTGGATGATTCTTCTCTACGGTACGCCAGTCCTCTTCGCCCCCAAGAAGTGGATGCGCTTCATCAACGTTGGCCAGCTGAGCCTCCGCTGATAGTTGAGTAAAGAGGGGCGGTGACCCCGCCCCTCTTTAACAACCCATGCAGTGCGCCATTTGCGAAAAGCAAATATATGGACATAAGGCACCTACAAAAGGTAAGCCCGTTGTCTGTGGTTCTTGTACCCTTACCAAAGTAGACTCAGCTGTAACTAAGACAGGTAAGAGCCTGTATCAAATCAGAGCTGATATAGCAAAGATTACAGCTGATCCAACGCGGCATGAAGATTACACTATGAGTTTTGTTGCAGTACGCAGTAACTACGCTAGGGAGAAAACGATACTGCTCGGAGGTAAGCATCCTCTGTCGTTCGATTCAAGAGGGGTGGCACTTTGCCCCGCACATCTGTGTGAACTCTTGGAGCACGAGATGAGTGCTAGACCCGGCAGGTACTGGTATGAAGAGTCGTCGGAGTCATCCCCAATCTCTACTTCGGTTCTTGTAGAAAAAGCGGTTGCTGTACCTGCGGTAGTCGTGGCTCCTGAAGAGGAGAGCGCTTCTGAAGAAGTCACGCCACCTGTAGAGATTTCTGTTTCCTTCGACGACGAACCTAAAAAAGCATCCAGCAAGACTAAGCAGAAGAAGTGACGGAGGATTAAAATGGCTAAGGCACGTGTAGTGATTGGAGATACCAATAGCGCAGAGATTGACGCCCTAAAGCGTTCATTCAACTCTTTGCTCGTAGTTCTTGAGCGTGTTTGCAACGAAGTTGAAGCGACCACGCTTACCCCTCTACAGGGTTTCGTGGCGCTCAACGCTGCGTTACGCACTGGACGAGACGCAAGCGCACCTTCGGGAGCAGCTGCTCACGTTGGTACGAACAGGCTCATCCCTGGCGTTAAGTCTACCCCGCAGATTCCGCCTCGCTCGGAGGAGTCGGCGGCAGCCCTCGTTGAAATGGCAGTTGCCGATAAGTATTGACAGTACAAACAATACTTATTCTCCCTTTGCTTCGGCAGTGGGATCGAAGCCGCCGCAAGGCGGCTTCTGCTTTAGCATAGTACTGGTCGTGTAGTCTGCTAAATTAAAGGCAGTGTAGCCTCATTCTTACGCGTATGCTACACTGCCTTTATACTTTGGGGTTTTCATGACAACGCCTTTACTTTTACAGAGCACTCCGTCAAGTGTCGTAGTGTACTTGGAACTTAGTACTGGCCTACCAGCGACGTCTTTGACTTTTTCGGATGTTACTGTTGGCCTAAAGAAAGAGGGAGGATCTTTTCTTCCTTTTCCAATTACTGCACTTACCTGGACAAACCTAGGTAATGGGTTCTACCAAGTTGCAGTTACTGCAAGTGATACCAATACGCTTGGAAGTCTGTACTTCAGCTTCACAGGTGCGACTATTAAAGCTGCCTTAATAGTTGCTCGCGTTGCTGTGGCTGTTGCCGCTCCGCCCACACCGCCTTCTCCGTTCACGCCAACAACCACCACAATTTTTGGGTACATCTACGACCAGGTAGGCGCACCGAAAGAAGACGTATCAATATCTGTTCGCACTATTACCATGCCCACCATAATACGCCCTGCTTCTGACGGCGTGCTGATTTCTGAGGGTTTTGTAACTGCGCGCACGGACTCCACTGGCTTCTTTAGCCTGGATCTACTTACTGGTACTCAAGTAGAATTCGTAATTCCAGATGCAAACTATCGAAGAGTAATTACAGTTCCTAGCAACGCATCTAATCTTTTTGATATTCCGTGAGGATACATGCCCCAGCCTTCTGGTATATCAGTTGTAACAGACAACTCTGAGTACTCTCGTTACGAAACTGGGCGAGACACAGTGCACGCCACTGTGTCCGTTAACGGAGGCGTTCCGTACACAAATGAATCTGTTGTTGTTGAGTTAGTTAAGGCGCGACGCAGCCGTGACGCTGTTGTCGCGTCGTCTAGCCTGCTGTTCAATGGCACATCAGGTCCACAAATAGCCACTGCTTCGTTCAGATTGCAGGATATTGTTGACCAAGACATGATTAGCTTGGTTCGGCACGGTCAGTACTACGTAAGAGCACGAAGTCCTGCTACTGCAGCGTCTCGTGTGATTGGAACTTCCTCTGCTGCTCCCGTAGCACTACAAGCTCTAGACACGGGAACTGACTCAAATATTTGGACTGTTGAGGTTGTTGTTCCAGCTGGAAATTCTCCGCTGTCAGTTGTTGTTGTGGGCACTGATGTAACAATCAACTTGGCTGTATCCGGTGGTGTTGCAATCGCGGCTTCGAATACAAGAGAAGCCATAGTTGCACAGATACAAGCAAACTATGCAAACTTATTAAGTGCCACATTTACTGGCGCATCAAATCTATCGTTATCTATTGCGGAGCCTCTTGCGTCTTTTTCGGGCGGAAGAGATGAGATAGTTGGTAATTCCTCTGACTTCGCTATCCGTGTAGTCACAGTTGAAAGACTAAAGACTGATTACCTTTTTGGTCTGCCGCTGTATGCGGGCGACTTCCGCTACGTAAAGTATCAGCCTACCAACATAACGGGTGTCACAGTTAGTGAGGTATCTAGGACACACCCACTAGGGCTATACCCGCTAACGTATACATACTCGATAGACCCCCTCACTAACGCCACAGCTGCGATCGGGTCAGGTGTGGACGGTACCGTCACAATAACAGCAGATAACGCACTTACTGGTGCGGAAGGAAATAACTGGACGGTGCAAGTACTTGTGCCAGGTGGTACTTCCGCACTTTCAGCTACTGTGGCTGGAACGACGCTTCAAGTATCGCTTGCAGTAGTTGCAGGTGTTCCAAACCCAGCAGCAAACACTGCGGCGCTAGTTGCCTCTGCAATAAGCTCGTTGTCTAATTTTTCTGCTGTTGCTTCAGGTACTGGAGCTACTGTATTGAGCACAGCTTCCGGTCCTACATCGTTCACAGGCGGCACACAGAACATTATACGGCAGCTATCTTGGAGCGGTGGTCCGGTTGTAAACGTAAGTGCACCAGGCGTGTACATCCTTCGCAGGGGAGGCAGTGGTTCTGGTGCGGGTTGCGCGCCAAAGATGCTCGCTAGCGTAATGGGGCAAGACTATATTATAGTCCGCGTAGCAGGTCCTACGTTCCTTCCAATAGCAAATCAGTTAGATGAGCTACTCATACAGAACAGACAGTTGGACGATGAGACTCTAGGAAGGTTCCTTTGCTCTGCAGAAGACTGGCTAGAAAACGTAGCTTTGGCGATACATGTGGAGCCTACCAACGTAGTAACAGATCGAGATCCTACTACTATTCAGTTTGCCGCAGGCATAAATGCACCCAATCCGATATTCACGGACCCTGATTACGACTTCATTGTAGGTCCTCTGACATATTTCGTTCCCAGGTCAGGTGAGGAATGGATTAGTATTCAAACTCCATTTCCTCAGATCCTTCGAGTAGACAGCCTGTTCGGGTCCATAGCTAACACAAGAGTGATAGACATTGACCTGGATTGGATACAGCATTACTCGCAGGGTGGATTACTACAACTTGTTCCCTTCAACCAAACGATAGCATTCGATTTCATTGGTTTAATTTGGGTCAACGCCATTCGTGGAGCTGCTGCCATTCCTAACTTCTGGCACTTCAATTTTATTGTGGGCTTGAGAGATTGTCCGTGCGACTTACAGGAACTCATCGCGAAGAAAGCAGCCATGGATGCGCTAATTATGTTGGGTGCGGCATTGCGACCTGGCGTAGGCTCTGTATCCATGGGAAGAGATGGCGTTAGCCAATCAGTGTCGTACAATACGCAGCAGCAGTACGGCGCCTACACTGGTGCTATAACTGCGTTCAAAGAATGGATTGACCAAAATCTGCAGAAATTCAAGGGTAAATACAGAGGTGCCACAATGGTTGTGGTGTAAAAACTACGCTTTGCGTACAAACAGTTTCGGTGGTAGACTATGAGTCTGCTATTGACGAGGTGATGAAACATGGCCGTTTTTAATAAGTTCAACAGTTTCGTAGAAGCGCTAGCTGAGAAAGTACATAACCTTGGGGCCGACACCCTTAAGGTGATGTTAACGAACTCTGCACCGTTAGCGACGAATACCCAGTTCAGCAACCTCACAGAGATCGCTGCAGGTAACGGCTACACCGCAGGTGGTACGACAGCGACCATTACGTCAAGCTCGCAAACCAGCGGTACGTACAGATTAGTATTAGCAGACGTTGTATTCACTGCCACTGGTTCGGTTGGCCCATTTAGGTATGCCGTACTCTACAACGACACTGCCACAAACAAAGAGCTGATTGGTTGGTGGGATTACGGCAGCTCTATCACGCTAGCCACTGGCGAGACATTTACTGTTGACTTCGACCCTGGTACTGGCGTGCTTACTCTTGCTTGATAGGAGTATCACATGCCTGATAACGTTGGATATACACCAGGGTCTGGTGCAACCGTTGCCGCCGATGAAGTAAACGGCGTACTATACCAACGTGTCAAACCCGTACACGGAGTAGATGGCACTGTTGTAGATGTCAGTACTGACGCACCTCTGCCTGTACAGCCTGACAGGTTAGAAAACCTTGCGGTAATGTTGAGCCGCACGGTAAAAATACTTGAGTCTAACGCTGTTGTTGACCAACAACAGAGGCAAAGAATAACACTAGACTCGATATCGCCTAGCTTGACCCTAGGTACAGTTACCACAGTTACCACTGTTACCACTGTTGCCACTGTTACCACTGTCACCGGTTTAACAAATATCGACAGTCGTAACGGCTCAATGTTAATCAACCAAACCAACCTATCGGCGTGGGCCGATTGCGTCCGAGCGCGGATCACCTGACATGGCGAACACTTTCAAGAAAGTCATTGACCGTATGATGTGGGCGCAGGTTGCCCCATCGCCCAACACGCATGCAGCGGGCATGTCCATGGCCTGCGACATGCGGAACGACTCGACGCGCAACCCGTTCGTGTACTCGTTGCACAGCAACGCGGTGCTCAATCGATTCAACATCGTGACCAAGGCGTGGCAGCTCGCGATCGCCAACCCGCTCACGGCGGGCACGTTCGCAACGGGCAGCACCAGCGCCTTCGTTCCGAGCTTCGGAGCGGTTGGCACGCTGTCGGCGACTCTCGCAACGACCACTGCCTTCACGCTTTCGACGGCGCTCCCGACAGCGGTCGGCGTCAACATGTTGGCGAACCGGGGCGGCAGCGGCGAGTTGGGATTCAGGATTCGTCTGATCGATACTGTGTCCGGTAAGACCGAAGAGCGGTGGATCGTGGCGAACACCGCTGGAACCACGCCGAGGATTGTAGTGGACACAGCTCTGACGTTCACGCCGGGGGTCACTACCCGGTACGAACTTCTGTGCGGTCGCTTGTTCATGCTGGGTGCGGGCACCACGGCGGCAGGCATCTATCGCAGCTTCGAGCCCGCATCGAACACGTTGGCGAACAGGGGCACGACCAACCTTCCAGCGACCATCGCTACCGACAGCGCCATGCTGGTGCTCGACGAGCAGTACGTTCCCTTCGACAACAAGCCCGGTGAGGGCATGGTCAAGGGCGCGTTCGACACAGACACTGCGGGCGGCATCCGCATGGCGCTCTCGGCCACCGCGACTGGAGCGAGCAGCATTACGGGTCAGGCTGCGGCTGGTGACGCGGTGGTTGTAGCCGATGAGTACCGCAACTTCCAGATTCGCATCGTGGCCGATGCAGTGACCCCAGGGTCTGTCGGCCAGCGCCGAATCATCTCGACACACACCGCAGGTCCGAGTCCTGTGTACACGCTCGGAACGGCGTGGACGACGCAGCCGAGCACGTCTGCGAAGTACGTCATCGAGCTGCCCAACCTCTTGGTGCTCCGCACCACTGGCGTGGTGACGACCTATACCTACAACTTCACCGACGCGACGGTGAACAACGGGACGAACTCCATCGCTGCCGACGCGTGGAGCACCACCTACTTCGCGGCAGGACCGGCTGTGAACGCTGTGGGCAACCTGTGGGCTCCTGGGTGGGGAATCCAGCCAGACGCCGCACGCAACGCGCGGCACAGCTTCCAGTACTTCTTCCGAGGCGGCGCGGTCACGTTGGATCTGTTCGACATCGCGGGATCGATCACTGGAACGTGGACTGGCGCGATCACCTACGACGGCAACGTCAACAGCTTCGGCGCAGGCACCACGGGAGCCTACAGCCCGTTCGGCCAAGAGGGCCGCTACACATACATCAACGTGTATGTGGCTTCGGCCATCAACCAAATCTACAGGTTCGACGCCAAGAACCGGGTTTTTAGTCCCTACACGCCGACTGATTTCATTCAGGTGGGCACTGCGGCGCAGGGCGGACGCATGGCGGCGTATGTCGCGATCGACGGCACGGACAAGTACGACGCGGTGCTTCTCCAGTCCCACCTCGCCACGATCAGCCAAGAGCTGATTCCGCTCGTTTGAGATACAAGACACATACAGGTCCACATACGTACTAAGCTTGTTTGTTTGAAGGTAAAACATGCCCGCGTTAAACAAAAATACTTTGACACAGGGTGTTGACCTCCCTACGTGGGAGTGGACTAGATTTGCTCCTGCAGTGTCCTCTGCGATTTCGTCTTCGTGTTCCGCAGACAATGGTAATTTTTTACCTTCAGAACATGGCAGATACATATACTACCTGATTTCAGCTACAGTATTTGCTCGTTATGATACATGGACTGACATGTATCAGCAGCTTCAGGCGCCTGCTATTGCTCCCGCAACGTTCTCGGCCATGAAGTTCGCTGGTGCTCTAGGGCCAGAGACCACAGTCATCTCAGCTACGTCCACTACCCTCCAAATTGCTGCCTTAACACAGAATAGCCTGGTTGGTTATGATGTGGTTATCGTTTCGGGCACTGGCGCGGGTCAGCGGAGAACGATCGTAGCGGCAGCGGACCCAGTAATACATGATAGCGGCATAGCGACAGCTGTGAGCAACACTGCAGGTACTATATCGCTGACTGACAGCACAAAAGCGTGGACCGGCAACCAGTACGCCGGATACACGATGCGCGTAGCCAACACACCAGCTGGTTCGTCAGGTCAGATTCGTCGAATTCTTAGCAATGCCAGCACTGTACTTACGGTGGGTGATTCGACGCAGGTCAACAAGGTTTGGAACAACCCGGCAATATTCTCACCTGCAATTTCTGCAACTGCAGGCAGCCAGACCTTCTATACAATTGAGTCTCAGGTCGTAACGCTGGATTCAGCATGGGCAACTACTCCTGACTCTACGTCGGTGTTCCGAATTGCAAGCGGAATGGTTTTGTGCGCGTCCGGAGCTGCAGCTGCGCCGTTTTATACTATGCAGGCGTACTGCATCTTGACTGATACTTGGTTCATTCTACCTGCATACACCAACTTGTTCGCGGCGGCACTTACGGACTTCTCAATTGAACGCACAACAGAGAACGCTACAACCTGGGAACGTGGAATAGCTACCAGTGGTACGACTACGACCTTAGTTGATGGTACTCACGGCGTGGACGTAGCTGCGTGGCAAGCGAATCAGTGGGCTGGGTATTGGTTATTCATTTACTCGGGCACGGCTGCTGGCCAGATTCGTCAGATTGCGAGCAACACTGGAAATACCCTAACGTGGGCAACAGTGGGTACAGCTCCAGATTCCACTAGCCGCTACCTCATTCTCGGTTTCGACGCTGGTACCGCTACGGCAGGAACATCCACTACTCTATCGGATTCTACAAAATCGTGGGCTACGAATCGCTGGACTAACTATGCAGTCCGCATTCTGCACGGCACAGGACGCGGTCAAGTACGTGTGATTTCCAGCAACACAAGCACCGCGCTTACGGTTCAGAACGCTTGGGACGTCACTCCAGATACTACAAGCGTGTACGCTATCTTCGGAGATATTGATAAGCTGTACATGATTAGCGGCGGCAATGCCGCAGTGCTGCTTCACAACATGGAGAGCGCAGTCGCCACTTGGGGTCGTCAAGTGGATTTCGGAGCAGCTAGAAACGCTGCTGCTACAGTCGGCGGGCATCTACCTATCGCGATTTCTACTCTCGCAAACGTAACAACTACGGCAACAGTCACGACAGCTCATCCGCATCAGTTCCGGGTGGGCGGCTTAGTAACGGTTCGTGGAGCTACGGACGCCAACTTTAACGTCACAAACGTGGCAATTGCGACGGTTCCTAGCGCTACAACGTTCACTTACACAATGGCAGGTACGCCTGCAGCAACTACTATCGTAGGCGCGCAGTCTACTACGACATTAACTGACTTCACAAAGAACTGGACGGTAAACGAACACGCAGGTCGTCTAGTGTACTTGAATACTGCCGCTGTCACGGCTGCCTCGGGCCTAGCAGCTGGTCAGGTGGTCCGCATTACAAGCAATACTGCCACAACGCTCACTTTTGCAGCGGCTGCTACAGCACCTACCAATGGCGTTAGCCGCTACTCGATTGCAAGAGGCGATACCATTGGTACGCTAGATTTTGGTGTTGCTACAGGCACTCAGTCAACCACAACTATCCAGGATACGTCGAAAAGCTGGGCAGTTAACATCTACGCTGGTAGACGCGTGCGCATATTGTCATCAACTGGTTCGCCAATTGAAGTCATCATAGCCAGCAATACGTCCAACACGCTTACGGTGTCCACTATCACCGCACCCACAGCTGGCGCCACGCAGTATGCGATCTTGGAAGGTAACGCTAAGGGAACTGGAACTAACGCAAACTGGGCTTTTGGTACCACTAACGCTAACTACCGTGGACGTTACATGTTCGTATCCCGTGGTGGTGGTGCATACGGTTTTGAGCGAATTGACTTAACCACTGACAGAATCTCAGCGATCAACACTGCGCCTTTAACGGAAACTCTAACTACAGGGTCTATGACCGCTTACGATGGTCAAGACCGTATATACTTCCACAAAGATGCTACGCAGCGTGTGATGTACCTGGACGTGGTCACAGGTAAAGTAAACGGAGGTTCTATGTATCCGTACGCTGCTCCCACCGCGATTATTGGTAATCGTATGGAAATTATCCAGACTAGAGACGGATTGCGCTATCTGTGGCTCAATCGAGCTTCGTTTGCAGAATGCTACCGCTGCTTGTTGTTCTGGTGACTTATTCTTAAAGGGCTATCTTATGACTATCAAAGATTTGCTAGCACTAGCAGAAGCTAGACTATTACATTTATCCATTCAGCGTGAAAACGCTGTGCGGACAGGTGACGTGCAGCAGCTGATAGTCATAGATAGCAGCATACTGGAGACAGAAACCACTATCTTTAAACTTCGTTTACTGCTTGAGTAATCCATGCTGTTGCTGCTTTTACAGTCAGCAGCATCGGGTACCTACACGCTGGCTGCAAATGTAGGTGCTTTCACACTTACTGGGCAAGATGCGAACCCTGAATACGGGCGCAGGCTTAGTGGGGATTTAGGCGCGTTCACTTTAAGCGGACAAGACGCTACCCTATCTAAGGGAAGGCGACTAACCGCTGACGTAGGCACGTTCACACTTTCCGGACAAGCTGCAAACCTAGAATATGGACGTAGGCTTGGAAGTGACGTAGGCACTTTCACACTTTCCGGGCAAGCAGCTAACCTTAGAAGTACAAGAAGAGTAGTCAGTGCTGTAGGCACCTTCACGTTCACAGGTCAGCCTGCGACACTTACGTACACTCCAGCAGGTGGCTATACTGTAGTTGCTTCCGTAGGAACTTTCGCCCTCTCTGGGCAAGCAGCAAGCCTAGAATACGGACGTAGGCTTGGAAGTGACGTAGGCACTTTCACCCTCTCTGGACAAGCTGCTAACCTTAGAAGTACAAGAAGAGTAGTCAGTGCTGTAGGCACCTTCACGTTCACAGGTCAGCCTGCGACACTCGCACGAGGACGAAGAGTAGTCAGCAATCTAGGCACGTTTACACTCACAGGACAAGCTGCTGGGTTACGTCGCTCGCGCTTACTTGGTGGTAATGTAGGCGTGTTTACCCTGTCAGGGTCTCCAGCAGGTCTACTTCGCTTCAGGTTTGTACTCGGGGGTGTAGGCGTATTCACTTTTGCAGGACAGCCTGCTGACCTACGTGCAGGAACGACCTATAGCCTACTCAGCTCAGTTGGCACTTTCTTGTTCGTAGGACAAGGGGCAGGGCTAGCTCCTACCCGCCGACCACTTAACCTAGTTGGCGGATACGGAGCTTGGCCAGCAGCAAATCAATTTGGAGCAGACTGGGATTTCCCACTCATGGACCAGTTTGTACAAGACCGAGGGGACCAAGTTATTTTGGAGGCTGCAATAGCTTGTCCTTTCTGCAGGAAGGGAGACGCTACAGCTTCTTTCAACGAAAAGAACTCTACAGAGGCAACTAACCTTCGTTCTCTTAACTGCAATTCCTGTCACGGTGACGGGTTTATCTACCGTAACGCACAGCTTATTACAGGCTTGCTAACTCAGGTTAATGCCGGAAACCGCCAACTGTTGGACGTGGGTTTGGCCTTCCCAGGAGACTGTGTGTTCTCCCCAGCATTCGGTGCTCCAGACTTACACGACATGGACAAGGTTACACTGTGTCTCACAGATGTGCTCAATGAAGGACAAGTCATACAGAGAAACGCTGCATACTTGAGCAACGCAAAGGTGCGACCGACAAGCCTGTCTCCACAAGAAGACCGTTTGTGGTACCCCAGTGATGGCTGTGCAGTGTGGTGTGAGGACGAAAACAACGTAGTATATGACGCGGATGTAGACTTTAGACTAGTAGACAACAAAATCATTTGGATTGGAAAAAAGCCTAAAGATGGAGTATTCTACGTACTAAAGTACCACTATTACCCAGAGTGGATTGTGTACGCTAGCCCGCTACAGCGAGTAGACCGTGGACGGGACCTAAAGCAACGTGTGGTACTTCGCAAAAAGCACGTGGCGTTCATGAATTCTACGGACAAAGCAACCCCAACAATGCGCCAGGCTGAGCAACTAGCGCTAACTGGAAGAGTAAAGATATGACCGAAGTAGCTCTATATGCTTCGCGATCGACAGTGGCCATCACTGTTGAACTTCCTCTAAAGCTATTGGACGCCCCAAAGAACCTTAGGAAAAAGCTTCCTGCTACCTTGCGTCGAATCGCAATGGAAGGCAAGTCTTTTTGGAAAGCAGAGGCTGGAAGGCGACTAAAGTCTTCCAGGCAAAAGTATCAAGAAGCCATAAGCGTACAGCTGGTGGACGATATGTCGTTTTTCTTGGCGCTTACAGGTCCTTTTGCTTACGGGATAGAGGAAGGACGTCCTGCTTTCGACATGAAACCTGGACTAATGAGGAACGCATTACCCTGGCCTCCTAAGAAGAGGAAGTTTCCTCGTGCAATAGCGGCGACATTGCGCCCCAAATCACCAATCACGCAGTATCGTATCGTTCCTCTGAATGTTCATGGCTATGTAAACTTAACTAAGCCTAGGGTCTTTCGCACCATTCATGACCAGACAACTATTGCGCTGTCAGGTCCCAATGCAGGAAAGCCTGCATGGCAGCATCCTGGAAATGTAGGGATTAAATTAGCGGATGAAGTTGTTCGCGAATTGACGGACAACATCATTCCCAAACACATGAGCAAGCTGCTTACAGAGGTGCTCTGATGTCTACACTACCCGAAGTAATCTTACAGCGAGCGATAATTAATGGGTTTTCTGCTTTACGCAAGGACCCACGGATTATCAACATGCTGTTCAAGAACTTGCCGCTAGCACAGCAAGATAAGATAAAGACTTTCTTTCTGGAGAAGACAATTGACTTCTCCATCAACTATCCACGCAACGAAATCAAAGTACCTGCAGTTGTAATGTTAATGAAGACTGAGGCCGAGTCTCAGGAGTTCTTATTCGATATAGTAGGAGTTCCTCCTCACTACGATATGCCAGATCAGTCCATGACCGTGGACACTTTGGGTGGAGGCACAGCTACCACGACCAGCGGAATGTCAGGTCTTCCTAAACTGGTTTTAGGTGGTTTAAGAGTAGCGTCTCAGATACCTGCGGACGTTACCATTCCTGGTGGACCTACGAACTCAGCGCTTACTTTTGTACCCGATGACCAAGACCTGATTAACGAAGTGTTTTCTGTTAGGTCTAGTTGGCCCTGCCTAAAGTTACACGTTGTAAGTGGTGCAGGCGCAGGCCAAGTGAAGATGATCAATTTAATTTCATCTGATCAACTTGACATAATAGGTACTTTTGATGTAAACTGTAACAATACAAGCGTAGTGGACATCCGCTACGGAGATGCATTAGAGGCTCCCTACGGACAACCCGTAAGGTCTTACGCTGCGAATGGTCTGGGACAAATTCGTCTCGGAGCTAACTATGACGGACAGTATCAGCTGGAAATTTTAGCTGGTAACCAAGAAGAGGTAATATACCTCTACACTGTGCTAAAGGCGATACTGTTTGCCCAAAGGAAGTTCCTTGAGGCAGAAGGAATCATGGCCCTAAAGATATCAGGTACTGACTTAGCTCCTAGGTCAGAGCTGCTGCCTGATGAAATCTTTACCAGGACCATGACTCTACAGTTCACCTACCCCTTCAACTTCATTGTAGAGAATGAAGTGTTCAAGGCAATTCAGGTTGTTCTTACAAACGTTAATCCTGATACTGCTACCCCTACTCCCAGTGGTTCCATCTTAGTGGCTGAGATTGATTTGGAGCCGTGATTTGTGAGGAAGTAAATGGCAAAGAATGACAAACAGGAAAGTGTTCCAGAAGCTTCAGTTGGCCCTTCACCTCAGATAATGGTTCGCGCGCCACAAATAAAAACATATGCGTTTGAACAGTGGGCTAAGCTAAAGAATTTGCCAGCTAGACATCTAAGCGGTATGCGAGCGTGGTTAGGTGCTGAAGCTAACTTTAAGCACCCACTAGATAAGTGGGACGAACTTTTCAAGTCGTACTGAACAGGAGTGACACATGGCCAGGTCAGTAACATATAATGGTATCACTCGGTTTCGTCCAGGTGGAATCACCAAAATAAATGCGGAAGCACTGAATCAAGTCGGTGTTACGGCTGGTGGTGTTTTGGGCTTGATTGGTGAGGCTGAAGGCGGAGCCCCAGGGTCTGCTTCAGGCTTAGTCGCGTTACGTGACCCCTCTCGTGCTGTTGAGCTTTTCAGAGCTGGTCCGCTGGTAGACGCTATCAAGCTAGCCTTTCAGTCATCCGGTGACCCTCTTATCCCAGGGGGTGCTGCTCAGGTAGTTGTTTACAAAACAAACGCGTCCACAAGGTCGCAGGTACACCTGCCATCCTTGTCTTCTCAGCTTTTCACTACTACTGCCACTGCAGGCTCTACCGCAACGTCGGTGAATGTGGCTGCCACTCTCGTAGCCGGTGCGCTAGTTGACCGCTGGGTACGCGTTGCAATAGCTGCAATTCCTGGCGCCCCTACGTTCTTGCGCCGCATCACGGGAAATACCACGTCTAGCATCACTGTTACTCCTGCACTACCCCAGGCACCTGCTGCTTCGGATGTTGTGCTTGTGCACTCGACGTTGATTCGTGTACAAAGCCGAGACTACGGGTTGCACACTGCAGCTATCAACGTCACCACGGATTACAATCCAACGGATGAATCCTACCAAGTTGTGACTAACTTTGAGGGTGTACAGCAGATTTCTCCTACGCTAGGAGGGCAGCTGCGCAATTACCTCCATGTTGTTTACCGTGGTGGGTCTATTGTAGACTCTACGCTAGTAACGTCCGGGTCTACAACATCGGTGATTAACGTAACCGCAGCGTCGCTAATCTCGGGTGCGCATGCTAACCAAACGTTTGTGCTAAAAGACGCAAGCGGAAATCTAAAAGCGATAAGCAAGATTACGTCTAATACTGCGAACGATATCACGCTTGCTGTTGCTCTATCGGCTGTGCCCACTGTGGGTGACATCGTAGAAGCGCTCGGTGTGTCCAACGCTGTTGGTGCGTTCGCTGGTGCAAGCGGCGTAGCGACAACGTTCACCACGACCATCACGGGAGTAACAGGCGACAACCTGTCAATCTCGATACTGCAGGGCATGACGTTGCGACAGCTTGCTACCGCAATTAATGCAAACACAAACTACCTTGCCACCATTCCTTCGGCAATAAATGGCGATGTAGAACTTGCACAGCAGTTCGACTTCGGTACTAACACGTCGATAAATATACAGCGGTCGTTCTCCGGTACAGTGTCTACGACTGGTTTCCGCCAGGACATAAAGGAAATCGTTTCTTGGATAAATGACACCAGCGAGGATTTAATCGCTACTCGCCACGGAGTTGATGTACTGGACGGCAGCGACGGTAACGTGGCTGACTATCCCGGAAGCACTGGAGACTCGTTGCCTTGGGCATTCCAGCTGTACGATGGAGTTCGAGGAATTTCGTCTAACAGCTCTTTCCAGGCTGGATTTGACGCAATGCTACTTCGCGTTGTTGACGAAGTCGTACCCCTGATTGACCAAGACCTCACGAATGAAGGAAACAGCTCCACAGCTACGTGGAGTGCCGTGGCTGCCCAGCTTGTGGACCACGTAACAGCGGCGCGCGGAGCAGCTGGTCTGGAGCGTGGCGGATGGCTAGGTTTCCGTGGCAATAAGTCGCAGATAATTTCAGCGGCTAATGTAGTCAACGATGCGGATGTAGCACTTGTAGCACAAAGTCCAACAATTGTTGGATCTTCAGGCAACCTAGTACAGAAAGGACCAAGAGAGTTGGCAGTCATGGGCGCGTCTATGCGCCTAGGCGTCAATGAAGTTGGCGAGCCGCTTACAAACAAGTACCTGCGTGTATCTTCACTGACACAGGATTCTTCGTGGGATCCTTCTGATGTTACGGATTCAGGGGACTTCATCCAAAACGGAGTGATGTTCGCTGAGACGATTCCTGGCCAGGGAACGAAGTGGGTACGCGATATGACAACGTGGGTACGCGATGACAATCTGGCGTACAGCGAGGGCAGTATCCGCGATGTAGTTAGACATGTAGCTTACGGGCTACGCACCACGATCGACCGTAGGTTCACAGGCAGAAAAGCAACACCAGCGACAATTGCATCTGTGAAGGACACAGCTAGCACGCTGCTAGAGACCTACAGACAGCAGAACATCATTGTAGATTCAACAGACCCTGCAACAGGCGCAACGATTCGTGCGTACTACGGGCTAAAGGTATTCTCTTCGGGAGACATCCTTACGCTCAACGTAGGTATCTTCCCTGTTCCCGGAATCAACTTCGAGTTGATTGATATTTTCTTGTCCCTCCCAACACAGTCCGCTTAATAGTTAAGGAGTAATTTCTCATGCCTGCACTTGCCACCGACGTAACTCTGTATCTGAAGAGAGTCCGAGACGTTCTGCGTACCGGCCCTGGCTACTCCGCTGCGGAGCTTACGCTGGGTTCGGGAACCTCCGCAGTTCGCATCCTTGCACAGGATCCTGGAGTGCGAGGCAACAGTATTCAAGTAGCCGTCACAGTTCCTGGATCTGGAACGAGCGGCCTTACTGTTAGCGTAAGCGGCTCGGTAATCAGTATCGCGCTTGCTGTAAACACAGGCGTGCTGGTACCCGCATCGAACACGTCTACGTTGATTGCGGCCGCTATCAACGCATCTGCTGCTGCTTCGGCGCTTGTACTTGCTGTTGTGCCTCCCGGCGCAGGTACAGGTTCGCTGTCAGCTGCAGTCGCTGCCACCCATCTGAGTGGTGGTCGCGGCGGCGAAGGCGGCGTAGACACGCTGCCGCTTAACTTCCTGCGTGCGCAGGACATGGCCTCCGCGCTGGAGCTGCTCATGCTAGCCCTCAATCTTCCAGGTAACCTAACGGCGACTGGAGGCACGGCTACCAGCCTGTCGGATACCGGCGCGTATGTAGCTAACACGCAGGTCGGTAACACTGTAGTGTTCACCGGTAACGTAACCGCTGCTCTTGCGGGACGTCGCGCTGTTGTAATCTCCAACAATGCCAACACCCTGAACTTCGCTACTGGAGCACTTCCTGCAGCTCCTGCAGTAGGAGACACGTACACCATACAGGGTACGTTTGTAGACAACGCGATCAACTCACTACTGCAGGGGCGCCTCGGGTTCTCTAACGCTCCACCAGCAAACGTTTACGGAGACAGCCGTATCGTAGCTGATGCTCTAGTAAGAATCGTTCAGCAACTAGGTGGCGCAACCATCTCAGAGAGTAGACTGTTCTCTGGTACAACTGCTGCTGGCTCGTCGTCGTCTGCTATCAAGCTCAATACTCGTGGTTTGAACCTCCGTATTGACGAACTCAAGAACCAGAAGCTCGACGTGACTGGATTTGGTATCCGTAAGATTATCTCGAATGACGAGTCTACGGTACAGATTGCACCTCCATTCTCTTCGGCACCGGGTTCGGGTGTGACGGCAGTAGTTACTGTACCCGAAGATTCAAGTGACGCGTCCAGGAACTACACGTTTGCTCCAGGAGGCCAGGCACGCGATAACAGAGCTTTGGCGGAAGTCTTACGTGCCGCTCAGGCCGCAGTAGTAGCTTTCGTGCTACCTACGTGATAAACTAGCAGTGTGTAAAGGAAGGGTGCAAGTGTCGTCCCCTCCATCATGGCTCTTCCTTTACACGCTACCTATCTTAAAGGAGATAGCTCAACATGGCTGCATCTAATACTTTCAGCGGAGCACGAGCCGTATTCTTAATCAACTCGGTACCAGTTGCCTTCGCAGGAGGTGTATCTGGTGAAGAGATGATTGACTACGAGCCTGTTGACGTCATTCAGTTCCTAGAAGTACGGGAGTTCGTTCCGGTAGCGTACCGTACCAGTCTCAACGCTCAGGTTTTCCGCGTAGTAGGTAACTCGCTTAAAAAGCTTGGAATTCTTCCACGACAGGAAGAGATCATCACCTCTGGTGACTTAGAAGCAGCAATACAGGATACTGTAACACGGCAGACACTGGCGCTGTTCCAGGGAGTCAGGTGCTCGGGTCACTCTTTTGACGTCACTGCACGAGGCATAGTACAGGAGAACGTCACATTTGTGTCTATTCGTGTTCTTGATGAGTTTGAGAATCCTGCATGAAATAGCTGTTACTGTATGGGTACACTACATATGGTGGTGTACCTATACAGTACGCTCAGAAAAGATAGATCTATCCTTAGACAGATGATCCATCTTGATCTTGATCCAGATCCTCAAATAGAACCCCTAAATTCAGCTCAGTAAGATCATAAGCCAATATTACTACATGTCAAGGTATAGTGTGCGATACTCTAACCAACTAGGCAGTAACAGCTTGTCCTAGGCTAGAAATCGTGCAATTAGCTTGACTTATTAGCGACTTTCCAGAAAAGCTGCATTTGTGCAGCATATCGGGGTCGCTTATACTACGCATACCCTTGACTGAAGGGATAAGCGTGTCAGATTAGTGCTAGAGGGACAATTTATGACTGTTAGCGCCAGACAGAATTTAACCAAGACTTTTACCATTGACTACGTCTCGGATTATGAGAACCATAGATATCAAGGTAATTTCACCATCAAGAAGCTTTCTATTCGGGACATCGCTGCTTTAGGTGTTCGAAAAGCCCAGCTGAACGGTGGCATGTACTACGACTCAAATAATCCTGGTCGTGGTGTCGATGAGCAGACGGATGACTTCAACAACATGATAGCTCATCTAGAGTTGTCTATTAAGTCATCTCCTCCTTGGTGGGATTTAGACAAGATTAACGATGTTAATCTTCTCGGAAAGGTATTCAAGGAGGTTCTCGAATTCGAGAACTCGTTTCTCCGTAGGGCGGTTGAACGAGCGACCAATAACGGAGATGGCGCAGGAAGTGGCTCGGGAAATGTTCAGGAAACCAACCCTGCTGGAGGCGCTCGCGCGGTGGTGGGTCAAGAAGTACAGGCTGCCCTCGAACCATGAGCTGTTTCAAAACAGCACGCTATTTGAGCTTCTGACGGATTTCTGGTTAGATAAGTTTGAGCAAAAGCCAATTGAAGCGCACAGAAACGCTAAGGGCGAGATTCAGTTACGAGACACAGGAGATACTCTTATCGACAGGTGGGAGGCGCAGATTGCAGACGGAGAGATACCTGACCTGATGGAAGCGTTCGACGAAGAAAGCATTCGTCACATAGAGAAGCTTAAGGCAGCTGCGAGAGCTAAAGATCCGTACGCCGGGTTGTCTATGAAGTCAACTGTTGATAAAATTAGTGCGCAAGCAACTCGTGAAGGTATTACAGTCTCCGATAGGCGCAAGCCTACGCTTCCAAACCTAGAAAACCTGAGCAACATGCCAACGTTCGGGTTTTCTGAAAATGACGATGACTGAGCATGTCCGAAACTAATCATAATGTAAATGTTAATGTAAAGACTCACGGAGCCGAAGAAGCCGCTGAGGACATCGCGGCCATGGGTAAACAGGCTAAGAAGATCCATCAGCAAGCCGTTAGCCAAAATAAGAAAGAAGCCGCTACTACAAAGACCACTACGCAGCAGGCAAAGCGTGAGCGCGCAGAGAGGAAGAAAGAAGCTCCGCGAGAACTGAGAGACTTGCAAGCTCGCAATCGTTTGTTCGCTACAGAGAACAAGATACGTAGGGAACGCCTTAGGTTACTCGCAAACGAAGAGAGAAGATCACGCTCCACGTTCAGAGGCGGCTTTCGTGGAGGGTTGAGGGACCGGCTTCTACCTAACATGCCAAGAGACAGGGGAGAAGCGGGCCAGGCTGCTGGTGCGCTTCTGGGTGGTGTGCTGTCTACGGCCGTGGGCACGCTAGCTGCCGCTGCGGTTAGTGCTCTTACTCGTCTCGTCGCAATGCCTTTTAGGGCCATAGGCGAGCAATACGAGTCGTACAGGAACTACGCACAGCAGCTATCCAAGCTGGCAGGATACGCAGGAGGTGGAGCCTCGGCTGCAGATATAAAGTCTCTGCGTCTAGGGGCTGGTAAAGCTCTAGGCTATTCTCCAGAAGAAGTAATTTCTGCTGCTGCTATGACTTCGAGAGCAACGGGGTCCTACAAAGGCACAGGATCTGCTCTCGCGTTATCTAGAGTTTTGGGCCAGGATGTATCCGAAACGACCGGGATGCTCGGTCAGATGAGACAGGCTGGTTACAAAGACTTTACTAGCACAGGCGCTGGTTACAGAGACTTGACTAAGGCAATGGCAGCAGGAGTTGCCTCGGGCCTAGAAAAAGCAAGGCTTCCAGAGTTTCTTTCTGGTGTAATGGACTTGACGTCCAAAGCAGCTGGAAGAGCTGCGGGTGATGTCTCTACTGCTCCTTTCGCTCAGCTTTTGTCTACCCTAGCAAGGAGCGGTGTCTCTGGTTTGCAAGGTGCACGTGGCGCAGCTGTAGCCAGCGCCTTGGAGGAGGGATTTACTTCGCCTGGTGGCGGTGAAGAGGGTCGGGCTTTGGCTTTGCATGCAATGGGCTTTGGAGGAGGCAAGAGCTTTTATGAGGCTGAAAGAGCACTTGAGCGCGGAACAGCGGGCGACCCACAATTTATCAAACAAATGATTGATACAGTTAATGAGGCTGCTGGAAGCGGAGAAGAAGCCAACCGAGCCATAAAAGTCATGTTAGGAGGAAGGCTTACTTTAGATCAAATAGAAGCGGTACAAAAAGCTATTAAAGCTGGAGAAGACCCTACAGCAGTGCTGGGAGAAGCATTGGAGTCTGAGCGGGACATCCTTCGTGACATCCGCAGCTTACTTAGTGGTGGTAACGACGAATTTCTTCACGAGTCTAGAAGAGCCGCGAGCATAGCGAATGAAAATATAGATAACGGTGCGCAGTTAAAGGACGCGCTAGAGTCTATACAGGATGTACTACGTGAGTTCATCACGCAAAACATAGACACTGTTCGCACTGTTTTGACTGAACTAGCGACATTCATGGAAGAGATGCGCCCTGTGTTGCGTGCTATATCGATGGCCTTGAGCGATCTAGTTAAGTTCTTTAGCGATAGCGAGCCTCGCGCGGCGGTTTCTACAACTAAGACGGCTAAGGACTTGGAGGCTCCACAGGTTGAAAATATGCGTCGCGCGCAACAACAGTTTTTGGCTACTAGAGCATTGACGCAAGATCCAGAGCTGGCGTACCAGGGGCTTATTACTGACTACGCTGCCATTCTTGAGAACCCCGCTACTGCACATGGAATAGCTACTACCTTCGAGGCAGGGGGTGCCACACAGGGTCCATTGCCGGTCTCCGACGTGGAAAGGACTGTACTATCCACCTTGGATAGGTTTGCGAGAGAGCGAGGATTTGATCCTGCAGCGCACGGTGGGTCTGGCGCTACGGATACACGAGCAGAAATGCAGGCTATGATGTCCTATGTAGTAGGTACTTTGCAGTTTGCAGTGCCTTCTAGTGTGCGTGCTATTGTTGATAGGACCGGCGGGCCGCAATGAGCGCAATAACGTATATCAACAGAGAGTTAGGCCCGGATGGCATACGGCGATATAGGACACGTTGGAAGATCCTCATACACAGCCATCAATACCCTGGCGTAACAAACCTATCTAACTCTGTCGTCAACATCTCCCTGACTAAGAACATCAAGTCAGTTGGCACTTGTTCGTTTGCAGTAACTGGTGAACGAAACCTGCTGAACTTGGTTTACCCCAATGATTACATAAACGTATATTGTGACCGCGCAGACGGTTTAGGCTGGACTCGTGTATTTTTTGGCTTTGTAGACCACTTAGAAGAGCTTAGAAGAGTAGACGCAGTTAGCGGAAAGCCTACAACCATATACACAGTTCAGTGCTCAGACTTCCAAAAGGCATTAGAACGCACACAAATATACTTTAACCCTCACCTTGGAGGACGCAGAGACTTTGACGGGGTCTTTGACGGCACGGCTAACATCGGAGGCGCAGCTCTTCGTTCTCGTGGACTAAGAGTGTCCGGAGGTCCAGCAGAGCTGGTGACTAACACCGTGCTACTGCTGCTGGGCTTTGGTGCACAATTCATACTTCCAACCTCGTACAATCCAAGAGTCAGAGACCGCATACGTCAGCGTAGGGCTGAGGAAATACTCAACACGCTTCCAGAGGATGTTAGGAACGCCATAAACAATCAAGGTGGATACGCGAACTACCTAGAGAACATACGAAATCAGCTAGGTATAGAAGCCCCTGTTGCCTCTCTGGTGAATCCAGATGATTCAACCGCAGAGGGTGTGACGAGAGCAGACAGAACCCGCTTTAGCAACGAGGCAATACGTTCGCTGGCACCAGGATCCAGCACTGCTCAGGAAAACAACGGCGCGGAAACGGAAAGAGGAGCGGAAGCATACAACATCCTCAACACTACGTTGTCCGGATATCCCCCTACTCTTTTGGACATTATTGACATCTCCACGTTCTTGGAGCGTCAAGCAATAGACGGGTTTACACAAGCTATGTCCATGTGGGAACGTCAGGACAACGTAATGTCGTTCCTGCACTCTATTTCTAACGAAATAGTGAACGAACTATTTTTTGACTTGAGAGCAGTAAGCAGAGACGGAGGACTTACTGCAGGTACTGGATTCTCTACAGAACCAGATGACCTTTCAGGAAACATTGCGGACAGCGAAGGTGGCACAGCTGGAATGCTGTACCAGCCCGCGTTGGTGATGAGAGAATATCCTTTTTCTACTATCAATAGAGTGGACGCTAGCAACGTACCGTTGACCGTAAGGTCTCGTAGTGTTACAGGCGAACCAGACAGCCCTGAGACAGAAACCATTGGTGACCTGTGGTTTGGTGCAATTTTTAGCAACAGACCAAACACACCCGGACGACACGTAATCACCATTCCTGGAATAAACATAGCAGATCTTCGGAATGGAACTTCCACTGCAGCAGCTCCTAAACACTTAGACGTGGCTGTGGTGAATGATGCAGAGATCCTAACTACACGACTGAGTAGAAGTGATACGGATCACTTTAACTTGTTTGAAATTAGGTCTGATGGCTTTTTGGGTGAGGACAGCCGATTCTTCCTGATGGATTTGTTGCCTATTGTTACCCCTATACATGTTGTTCGTCACGGCTTACGTACACGAACTTTATCGACTAGATTTGCTAGATTTTCTTATTCAACAATCAACAGGACACAGGCACCGACAAGCCAAGCAGAAGCCGAAGAGTCCGCTCCCGCAGCACCAGAAGCTCCTGCACCTGCACCATCAATCACGGTTTTGCCTGTAGAGTTGCTCCCGGAACCAGGGTCAAGTGACCGATATACTCAAGGCTTTGTTACGCCGGGCAATCAATGGTGGTACCGACGTAAGGCATTTGATGGTTCTAGGCGCATAAATAATCAACCGTCTAATCCTAGGCCCGCTTCTGGTGTACGCTACTGGCGGTTCCATAACGGCGTGGATATTCAAGCTGCTCGTGGCACGCCTGTTAGAGCTGTTAGGGATGGAAAGGTAGTAATGGCTGCACCGGTCGGCACGCGAGGACGCACCGGATACGGAAACGTGGTCATGATCTATCACGAGGCAGATGACGTTTATTCCTTGTACGCTCATCTAGACTCTATAGCTACCAATCTGCAGGCTACATCTCGGTCTTCTAGGTTAGCATCCTTCGCCTCGGAAAGAATCATACGAGGAGGGAGATACCGCGAAGTAGATGTACGAGCTGGAGATCAGATAGGCACTGTAGGCAGTACCGACTGTGAGGGTGTGCACCTTCACTTTGAGTTCGACGTAGTAAGAAACGGGCGAGTATATCCATCAAGTTCTGACCGAGTTAACTTAACACAGGACTATTTTAGCGACGAAGCAACTGCTACAGCAGGCTTTCCTGTGTCTAACGACCGCCCAGCAAATCCTTCAGAGAGTCTTACTATTAGCCAGGACCCTGTGCGTGTATTCCGCGAGCGATGGGGAAAGGTATTGCCTGTTGGGGCAAGCGCAGCAGACGCAGCTTCTCCAGCACTTGACCCACCACCAGAGGCAACTTTTCCTGGTGACGAAGCTGAGTTTCCTGATTTGCCGGAAGTTCCGGTGGCTCCCACTGAACAGAGTACAGAACCAGATCCTGGAGAGTCCACAACAAGAGAATATTTTCCAGGGCAGGTAGACACCCCCGATACACGTAGGGCGTTGGCACGTTGGGCATTGCTTAACGACCACTGGTATCAGCACAACTTAGAGTACCTATCTGGCAGCATTGAAATGCGCGGAGCACCAGAAATAAGGGTTGGTTACAGGTTGGATTTGCCTGACAGAAACATGTCGTTCTATGTAGAAGGAGTAGCCCATAACTGGAGCTATGGTCAACCAATGACCACCACACTTCACGTTACTCGTGGACAGCCCAGTAACCCTTATCCTGTGTACGTTCTTCCCTTTCTTAATACGTTTAATGCTACATCAACCCAGCGCACAACAAACTCGCGACTGGCCGCGTTCTTCATATCACCGGACCCCCTATCTGTGCGACGTTCGTTGAAGATCCAGCGTAGAGCAACGGATGACCCTAGCGCACAAGTACAGAGCGCTGTCGCAAGAGCGGGTGAGGACATCAACGAAGTAGATACAAAGGGCACTACCGGTTGGTGGGCTGGAACGGGAGAAGAACAATCTGTTGGCACAAGATATAACGAAGCTGTGATTGAAGCTAGCACAGCAGAGGTAGATGCCGAATTCGAACGTCAAATGCGAAGTGCCTTTGAGCAACAACAGATTTCGAATGAGAAGTCTCTTGGTTTGAGAGGGTCCGAATCAATCTTGGCAACAGGTGCTGAAGGAAACCCACAAGCTAGCCACAACGTATCTAGCCTGGTTGAGATTCTAAATCCGTTTAACATTGGAGACGTTGACTGATGGCGTTAGGTAGGAACAGGATTGTTAACCTCTACGGAGGCACTACACAGCAGTCTCTGACTGTGGACCCTCGTGACTATTCTGCTTTAAACTTTACTCGTCTTGTACTTGGTGTCGTACTAGCTGTGAACCCTTCCGATACTAATGTAAACCGGTCTGCTTTCCAGCGAGCAGATCGTCGCGGGTATTTGCACACCTGCAGTGTTCTTGTGGTAGAGGACGGAAGGTCTTCTTATCTAGTACTGGACAATGTAATAATCACACCAGACATGCATTGTGGTATTGACGACTACCACGAAAATCTACCAAGAGGATGCTCTTCTGTAGTTACGGGACAGAATTGGAACAATCAGATAAACAACATCAATCCTTATGATTTGGACGGTGATTGGTGTATTGTGGGTTTCTTGGGAGGAAGTTTAGACAATCCTTTTGTCGTTAGATGGTGGCCACATCCAAAAAATCCGTACGACGCTGCGACCAGCGGCAATGCAAATCCTAGTGATACCACAGCACCTAGTTACCTATCCCAGGAAGGTAGAAGTTTTCATCGTGTAAATGGTGTAGAGTTTGTGGTAACCAAAACAGGCAACGTATACCTGTCTACGTACCTTGCTAATTCATCGCTTTCATTTGGCACGCCATTGTCTCCGGTTGACGGGCGTTTCCCGCGCAGCCTAAACAACGATGAAGGAGGCAGCATAAAGACATGGATAAAGCCCTCACAGACCCTGGAGTTGGACTGGAATGCCCCAACAAACGGTGTAGGTATTCTTGACGAGTCTGACGCGGAACTACCTCAAACAAATCCAGCGAACGTTGGGTCCCCCCCAGACAAAGAGAATACCTACATTCTCTTGGAGAAAAACAGGGTACGCATAGAAGTACCCGAACAGTTTGAGCTTCTAAGCAACAAGAGTATCTTGCTTAATTCAGAAGAAGATACTACACTTACAGTAGGAACAGACCTAACTTTAGATGTATCTGGGAACCTAGAGAGCAGTGTTGGTGGTAGTGCATCCCTGGATATTACTGGCTCATTAGACCTTACCATCTCTACTAACTTGGGTGTTACAGTCACTGGACAAGCTGACATCAACAGCACTGGCCCAATGACTATAGGCAGCTCTAGTACGCTAGACGTTACCGGCACCACTAGCTTGTCGCTGACAGGCGGCTCAGTCAGCCTTAGCGGCGGCACAGTATCTATTGCTGGGACCTTAGGCGGCAGCTCTGGAACACCAGGCTCCATCGGTGTTACCTCTACAGGAGTAAATCTTGGTACAGGCACTCTTGGAGGTGTGGTTGGTGGTACTCCGTTCACAAATGCGTTTACTGCATTTGCAGCAAACATGGCTGCCGCTGCTGCAACTGCCACCGTAGAGGCTGCCTACGCAACTGCAGTAACCACTGCGGTAGCTACCCTGGTAGCAAACTTGGCAGCGGCCGTGTCCACAACAACGCGCACAGGATGAACAAATGGCATTTAGCCGCACACAGACAACTCTGGGACTAGCGTTTAGTGATACGGTAGTAACCTTATCCGACGAGGAACGCGCACGAGCTGTTCAAGGTGCACAACTTACCGATTTAATTCAATCTTTGTATTCGATCTGTCTGTATGACACGAATACGGACGCTATACTTGAAGCTGAATTAGACCCTGGTAAGCGTACTAAAAACGCTGAGTACTTCTTTCGTGTACCACCAAAGGTTCATGAATTTGACGAACCGTTTGCCACAAGCATATCCAACACACAGGATCATGGCAAATACGTGGAATCTTACGGCTCGATTCAGAAAGCTATTAGAATTTCTGGAACAACTGGATTACGCCCAAACAAGATT